TCGCGCCAAGATCACGACCCAGAACAACAAGATCAGCGGACTCAAGACGCGGATCAAGCGCCTGGAGTCGAACGGCGACCGGGACGGGAAGCTGCCCGAGGTGCGGCAGCGGCTGGCCGACGAGATCGCCGAGCGCGACCGGCTCAAGGGGCTGCTGGAGAAGGCTCCTCCGGCGCCGCGACCGGTCGTCCCGCCAGCGCCGGTGCCCGTGGCCGTGCCCGCGATGGGCGGCGACCTGTACCAGGCGACGATGGCTGTCCGCAGGCAGCTCATGGACCTGCATCAGGTCACGATCGATGACGCCGGACTCGACAGCGTCATCGACCTCGGCACGAGGATTGACGACGCGATCCGCGACGCGATGCCAAAGGACGTCCAGTACGCCTTCGAGGATGCCCAGTCCGCCTACAACAAGGCCCTCGACGTCCGCGAGGAGACTATGGCGCCGATTGAGGCCGAGTACCGCGCCTCGCAGCAGCAGCTCAGCGCGCTCCATGACGCGACTACCCTGCGGCTGTCAAACGGCAAGTACACCCGGTTCCGTGACGTGAGCATGTATCAGGAGCCAGAGCTGCGTCGGGCGATCCTCCACGACCCGGCTGTGGTGGAGCTGACCGACAAGACCACGGAGCTGAGCAGCGCGTTCTTCCGGCGCTCCCAGGATGAGTGGGCGAAGGTCAACGAGTACAAGGCGAAGGTCGATGCCATCGAGGTGGACTACGTGAAGGCGCGACGGCAGGCCATCAAGGACGTCATGTCCCAGATCAGGGACATGGGCAGCGGCGCGGGCGTCCGCGTGAGGTTCGGGCACTTCCTCCGTGACTCGAAGTCTCGCGAGAGGATTGAGAAGCTGCTCACGAAGGCCCAGGAATACCTGCCCCGTGACTGGATCAGGGACATGCGTGAGATCGACGCCGGGTCAGCCCGGCGTGGCTACCACCGCAACCAGGGATCGTGGGCAGAGATCAAGGTCTCGAACAGCGACTCGCGGATCGCGGGTGACGGCAAGGGCCTCTCGACCGCGCTGCACGAGCTGGGGCACGAAGTGGAGGACATGAACTCGCTGGTCGTCCGCCTGGAACGTGCCTACTATCAGCGCCGGACTGAGGGCGAAGTGCTCAAGGGCGCTCCAGGCTATGGGCGTGACGAACGCTTCCGCGAGGACAAGTTCAGCGACATCTACATGGGAAAGTACTACGACGGCCGCAACTACGAGCTGCTGACGATGGGCCTGGAGTCGCTGTTCGAGACGGCGGGTCGCCGGAAGCTCATGGACCTGGATATGCGCCGGTGGCTGCTCGGCGTGCTGGCTGTCGGCTAGGCGAGCGCGCCGCTTGGGATCGCCAGCTCGTCGGCGATTCCGACTGCGAGAGCCTTGCCCTGGTCATCCAGCTCGACCGTCGCACGGCTGTCGAACAGCGAGAGCGCCGTCATGAAGGCATCGGGCGCGGGGCTGGCTGCCGCCTTCACCCAGGGGCCGGTGGGCGTCCAGGCGATCGACGCGCCCGTGTCCACGAGGTGCCGCGCATCGTCGGAGTCGAAGACGCCGTCCGCCCAGGAGACCTGGGCGTCGGCGCCGTTGATCTTGCCCTTGATCGTGAAGGCTTCGGCCATCAGGATCAGCCTACCAGCTCGCCCGCGAGCAGCTCGGCGTCCTCGGGCAGCTCGGACTTCGCGTTCTCGGCGAGGATCGCGGCCAGCCGGTCAAGGCCCTCGGCGATCCGCTCGCCTTCGTGTCCGCCGATCAAGCGGGCGGCGCGTGCCTGCTCGCGGGCGCGTGCGGCGCGCTCCTGGCGTCGGGCGATCCGCGCGGCGTTCCGCTCGCGGCGCTGTTCGGCGGTGCAGATGGTCTCGGCGCCGTCGCGCCGCTCGTGCTGCGAGCCGGTGATCAGGCCGTAGCACTCGGGGCCGATGCCGCGCTCGATGCTGACCGGATCGGTGAGCGCCCGGCCGCAGCGTCCGCAGGAGCATTCCTCGTAGGCGACGAGGCCCGCCGGAAGCACCTCGCCTCGGGCGTAGCGGACGAGCTGCTTGGCAGCCCAGATGCGCGCGGGATCGGCGCCGGGCTGCGGGACGAATCCGCGTGCGCGGGTGAACTTGGCGATGCGGTCGTTCCAGCCGCCGCTCGCGTTGGGAACCTCGAAGAAGACGACGCTGGCCTCGGCGAGGTTGCTGCGCGTCCACCGGGCGCCTTCGCTCTCCGGCGCCTTCCGCGCCTTCGCGGTCACCGTGAGGTGCGTGCCGCTCGGCGAGAGGAAGGTGACCGTCAGCCGACCTTGCGCCAGCATCCGGCCTGGTCGGGTGTTCTCGTTGACCTGGAACATTGTGGCCTCCGTTCGGTTGGTCTCCATACCCGGATTATCGGGCAGGGCACGACGGATTGTATCCCTCGAACGGGTAGAGTTCAAGAACGGCGCGGGGAGGCCGAGATGAGCCGTTCCAGCTCCGACTCGACACGAGCGGTCTTCACGATCGCCGCACGATCGGCACCGTGCCTGCGCGCTCGCTGCTGCCGGACGTCCTCGTAGGCTTCCGCGAGCTGGCGCGAGATTGCCGCCACCTCGTTCTTCGCATCACCAGAGGCCCACAGCTCCTGACGCCGCCGGGACAGCCGGTCGATACGCGCTAGGAGATCGTCGCTCATACGGTCGAGTCTACCGAGCCTCCGGCGGCACGTTCTGCAACCAGGAAGGGCGCCGAAGCGCCCCTCCCGTGTTGCTTGCTAGGCGGAAGGACCAGGCGGTCCCGGAGGACCCGGCGGTCCGGTCGGGCCAGGCGGACCCGGCGGTCCGGTCGGGCCTGGCACCGGATCGGCCGGGGTCGGCGCCTCGGTGCCGAGGATCGGTGCGAGGTAGCCGCCCGCGAACGAGAGCACGACCGCGAACGCGGCCGCAACGTTCGTCGGCACCGTGACCCAGTAGTGGATGGCCCAGAGGATGATCAGGGAGAGCGATCCGCTCAGACCTGCTCCGGCCACCTTCGGGTGGATGTTCAGCTTGCCGTTCATGCTTCACCTCCCCTGCGTGTGAGCTTGCGCCGCAGCGCCTCGTCGTGGACGTGTAGGTAGATGGCGGTGGTCTGGAGATTCGCGTGACGGAGCGCCTGCTGCACCTCCGGCAGAGTGTAGCCTTCCTCGATCAGGGACGTCGCGAACGAGTGGCGGAGGACGTGCGGCGTGCAGATGCCGATGATCCCGGCATCCTCCTTCGCCTTCTTCAGCAGCCGCTGCAGGTAGCGCGTCGAGACAGGCCTGCCGCTCCGCATCACGAAGATCAGGTTGCTGTTGCCAGCCCAGGCATCACGGACCTGGAGCCAGCGGTCGAGCAGCGGCAGCACAATGTCCACGGCGAAGTAGGCGGTGCCGTCGCCGCCCTTCGCGTCGTACAGGCGGATCACACCCTCGCGCGAGACATCGCGCAGGGCGAGGTTGCAGACCTCTGAGACGCGCAGCCCGGCGTAGTACATGAAGGCGAGCATCGCGACGTTCCGCACGCCGTCCTTTTCACTTTGCACAACCTGAAAAAGTCGCTCGGCCTCGACGCCGGAGATGACCTTCGGCAGCTTCCGCTTCTTCCGGCGAGCTGGCTCCCGTACGGTGACAAGATCGTCAAGCTCCCGTACGGTGACAAGCGGTGACGTCTTTTCGGTGTTCTGCGTCATGGGCGAATGATCGGCGGCATCAGGAGGGCGACGTCGTACTGCAGCGCCGCCAGCTCGACGTGGCGTGCGAGGATCGAGTCGCCGGGAGGCTTGTAGAATCCGGCCGGGGTCGCGACGGTTCCTCGGTAGCCCTTCTCGTGACGGATGACCTCGCCCCAGAGGTAGACCTCGCCGTAGACGAACTGGTGGCCGAAGAACTGCTCCGCGCGCGCCGGGACCTGCATCCCGAACACCGGGAAGTCGTAGGCGTAGATGCCGCAGGTGTGGATGCGCTCGCCGCCCTCGTAGACCGACCGGCGCGAGCGGCACTTGCACTCCGCCTCCAGCGGCTCACCAACCTGCCAGCGCGTCTCCTGGGCGTAGACCGACCGCAGCTCCGACTGACCGTCCCTGACGATGATCCTCCACCCTCGATACCCGACGATCGCGTCGATAACGGTGTCGCCGACGATGATCGGCGCACGCCTCATGCCGGGACGAGGGCCGGGTCCTCGGCTGGCACTTCGACCGGGTCGAAGTCGGGCGCCAGGTCAGGTTCGGGCACCGCCTCGGGGAGAGGCTCGGGAGCGACAGTGATGCGCTCAATCTCCTTCCCGATCTCCGCCATCCGGGTCCACCTCCTCTGCGTCGCCTTCGATGATCTGAGCCTTGCCGTCTTCACTCAAGTGTACGACCAGCGTCGCGCTGGCCGCAGCTCCAGCGAGGGCGCCGGGCGTTTCGGCGACGGCCTGCTTGAACAGGGACATCCCGCCGAGCGCGATGATGTGCTTCACGGCCTCCAGGCGCACGGTCCAGTTGGGCGTCTCGTTCTCGGGCATCGTCGCCTTCAGCGCCTCGCTCAGAAGGGACTGCGCCTCACGCAGCAGCTCGGCGTGACGGGCCTTGACGCCGGTGAGCAGCGGCTCGATCCGGGCCTGCTGCGCCAGCGCGCGTTCGTCGCGGTAGTCGCGGTAGTCCTCGCGGCTGCGGAGCACCGACACCTGCTCGCGACGGCACTCCACAGCCTCGGCAATCTCGTCACGGCTCATGCCCATCGCGTCCAGCTCGGCGATGAGCTTCGCCTGCGCCGTCAGCGGACGGTGCGGTTGAGCCGCGTAGGGCTTGCCCGACGCGGCCGGAAGCCGGTCGGTACGCTTGCGGGGCATCAGTACTCCTGCAGCTCCAGCGGAATCCACTCGGTCATGCCGCGACGCGGGTGGAAGACCAGGAGGTTCTGCGAGGCCGGTGACCCGGCACCGTACTTCTGGATCGAGTACTCGTCGGGACCCTTGACGGAGCCGTTGACGATGATGCGCTTGTTGTCCACCACGTTCGGCTGGTGGAAGTGGTGCACGAGGAAGTGGTCGATACCGCCCGTGATCGCTTCGAACTGCCGCTCCAGCTCGCGCGTCCGGCGCTGCACGCCTCCCCAGGGGATGCCCGGCATGTTCGTCGGGATGCCATCGCCGTGGAGCATGAAGCAAGTCTGGCCCTGCACCTCGAACCAGGCGTAGGCGCTCTTGGGAATCGTGACCTCGACGCTCGGGTAGTTCGCGAGCTGCAGCTTGAGCAGGTGGTAGACCATCCAGTCGTAGTTGTCAAAGCGGTTCTTGGCGGTCGGCTTCCGGGTCGTGCGTCCGTGGTTGCCGGTCACGCCGTAGACGCGAATCCGCTCGAACAGCGGGACGAGCCGCTCGATGAACCGGGCGCCGTCCATGCCCAGGTCGAGCGCCGTCTCCATGATGACCTTCTCGTTCGTGATCTTCAGCTCGTCGTGGATGTCGCCCGTGACCATGTCGCCGCCCATCGCGATCACCAGCTCGGGGATCGGGTACGGGCGGTTGCGCTTGAAGGACTCGATCGCGCGGATGATCTGGTCGTGGCGCCGGAGCATGATGCCCCAGTCGTACTCGTTGACGCCGCCCATCTGGTCGAGGAAGACCTGCTCGCCAGCGTGCAGGTCCGACCATTGCAGGACGAATGAGTGCGGAGTGAACTTCGGCTCGTGCTTGAGCGGTGGCCGTGGCGTGTAACGCACCTCCAGCGCGGGGATGCGCTGCTCCAGCAGCCGAAGAATCCGCTCGTCACGGACGGCGCTCTTGCGCGCCTGGTTGAGCGACGCCAGCAGCTCCTGGTTCTCCTGCTGCAGCATCTCCTCGGTGTTGACCTCGCCCTCGCGCACGCGCGACACACCGCCGGGTCCGCGAGGAGATGACCGCACGCGATTCGACGTCCGCTTGGCGCAGGCTGGCGAGTGGAACTTCTGCGTCGAGCGAGTCGGCGTGAAGGTCTCATCGCAGTCGGGCGCGGCGCAAACCTGCTGCGCCGCGCCCTCCGTCGATCCGCTAGAACGCGGGGTCATCACCAGTCACCGTACCGACTGCAGGCGCCTCGGCAACGGGCGCTACGGGCGCGGCCGGGGCCGGTGCCGCCGGAGCTACCGGCGCTGCGGCCGGAGCCTCGGGTGTAGGCGCCACAGGCGCCACAGGAGCCGCAGGTGCGGCCGGAGCGGGCGCAGCCGGGGCTGCGGGCGGCGGAGCCGCCACAACGGGCGCTGCGGGCGCTGCGACCGGCGCCGGGGCGGGCACCTCGGCAACCGGAGCCGGGGCTGCCGCCGGAGTCGCGACCGGCGTCGCGGTGACCGGCACGCCAGCGACGGGCGCCGGGAGTGCCGGAGCCGAGACGAGCTGGATGCCGCCGATGAGGAACTGGTTGGACTGCTTGTTCTTGTAGGTGTTGATCTCGACCTGGGCGTTGGCCTCGCGCCCTTCGAGCGCCTTCGCGACTGCCTGCAGGTACGCCTCGACCGAAGGCAGGGCCGCGTAGCCCGCCGCGACCAGGACGTCCTTCGACAGCCCGAAGCCCGCGAGGTTCTGGGCGAGGATGCCCGATGCCCGCGACGTCGCCGAGAGGTTGAAGTAGAGGAACTTCCCGGCGTAGGGGCCGTCGAGCACCTGGCACTTGAGCGAGATGTACGGACTCGCTCCGCCGTTGCCCTTCGCGCCCTTGACGATGAAGTGGTACGGGCCTACCGGAAGCACCTCGCGGGTGTCGTCGTACGCCTCCAGCAGCTCGTTGACGGTGACCGTGTCGGTCATGCTGCAACTCCTTCCGTTGCCGCAGCGATAGGCTGCGGCTGGTTGCCGTTGCCGAGCAGCTCCATGAGCTGCGCGATGTTCGGGTTCGGGATGACCGGCCCAGGCAGCCGCCCGGTCCCGTCCTTCGCCACGAATCCCGGCTGCGGGTGGACCAGCAGGCTGCGCTGATACACCGGCTGCCCGTCCGTTCCTGCCACGGGCGCGACGTAGTAGTAGCCGACCACGTCGAGGTAGTAGGGAACCGTTGTCGCGAGCTGCCCCTGGAGCAGCGGCCGCTTCGTGCCGTCTGAGTCCTTCGTGCCGACGATGAACAGCACGCACTCGGCGTTGTCAGGCAGCAGGGTCAGGTCGCGGTAGCTGCGGACAAGCGACTCCAGGCGCCGCAGCAGCGTGCCCCAGTCCTGCTGGTCGAGCATGTTGACTCCGGCGACGGCATCGATGCAGCGCTTCTGGGCCTCCATCAAGGAGTCCATCACGACGCTCTTGAACGGATGCCGTCCCGACCGGAGCCAGGTGTAAATCCACTGCAGCGTGTCGAAGTCAGCGATCGTCGCCACGCACGTCTGCCAACTCCCGTCGTAGACCGGCGGGTCGGCCGGTGGTACCCAGGCGATCTTCGGACCGCTGGGCGTGTACTGTGCGCGCCCCTCCAGGTCGAGGATCAGGCGCGGCGCCGGGGCGGTGTCCGCCAACCAGCTCTTGCCCACGCCAGACTCGCCGTGGATGAGGCCCGTCAGGGTAGTCCTCATCATCCTCCTCCTTCTCCCTCCATCCCCGCCTCCGAGGATAGCGCGAGCGCGTTCTCGTAGCGGGCCAGAGGATTGCGCTCGACGTACATGGCCGCGAGCGCGCCTTCGATGTCGGAACCGTCGTCGTTCATGACGCAGACCGGCAGGAAGGCACAGTCCCACGAGCAGTCGCGCGTGGGGTTCGGCGGGCACACCACGTGGTGGTCCGCCCCGGCGTCGAGCGCTGCGGTCGCCGCCTGAATCTCACGGCCGATCGCGACGACATGGCGCCAGTGGTTCCGCAGCTCGATGATGTTGTGCGGGACGTCCTCACGGCCGTAGAATGGCGGCTGCGCGCGAGCGGTCCGCTTCACCTTGCGGAGCATGTTGTAGAGGATGCCGTGGCACTGCTGCATGGCCTCCTCGGGCGTCGCGCCCTCCTCGATCGAGTGCAGGAAGCGCGCGAGGTGCTCCGTCAGGAGCTGCGTGTCCAGCTTGAGCAGCGGCATGTTCTGCTCCAGGGTCTGGACGGTCTTGTGTTCCAGGGCCAGCCGCATGCCGTCCGACTCACGGGTGACCGGCGCGTCGAGCTTCGAGATGAGCGTGATGCCCGGCTCCTCGACCTTGAGCGGCACCTCGACGGTCCGCTCCGATCCCTCGACCCGCAGAGCCTGATCCGCGCCGGTCTCCTCCAGCCACTCCAGGTAGCCGACGACCATCGCGACGCACAGCTCCTTCTCGGACAGGATCGCCTTCTCCAGCGCGGGCATCCTCTCCAGCTTCGCAGCGGCGACCTGCTCGATGAAGGCGACCGGGTCGGGCCGCTTCCGCTTACGCGGAGGGAGCGGCTCGTAGTAGAGCGCGAGCGCGTCGTGGACGAGGTTGCCGATCGAGAGGCTTCCGCCCGGCTCCTCCTCCACGATCTTGCCCAGCCGCTTGTAGGTCGAGTAGTACCACTGCCTCCGGCAGCGCCGCCACTGCTTCATCTCGCTGTTGGACAGCCGCAGCGTCACGCCGGAACACCGACCAGGATGACCTTCGCTGCGTGGATGAACAGGGGCGTGCCGTCGAAGCGCTCCAGCTCGACCAGCATGTCCGGGCCGTTCACTGCGTCGTTAATCTTGCGCGAGACCTGCTCGACGGTGCCCTTCACGATGACCCAGTGGTCGGGGCCGAAGTCCACCGCGCACTTCGAGCGCAGTCCTGCGCGCCCGCGCGGACGCGGGGACTGTCGTGTCGTCCGTGCCTTCGCAGTCATGCCTGCACCTCCGTGAAGCCGTGGGCGGCGACGATGATGTGCTGGAGCGTGGCTGCGACCTTCTCCTCCAGCTCCTCGATCGTGCCGTCGTTCTCGATGACGTAGCCGATCAGCGCCGGGTCCGGGTCAGCCTCCGATGCGTGTGTGTCAGAGTCGTCCAGGCCGGGCCGCTCGACCCGAATGTTGACGCCGCCCTTCGCGATGATCGCCGACAGCTCGTTGTCGAAGCGGGCGTCGGTGAAGCAGACGGCCTCGCCGTCTCCGGGCAGGTTCGCCATCGCGTAGTCCACCCAGAAGTCGCTGCCGAACACGTCCCGGTGCGCCTCCGTGCCGTAGCGCTGGAGAGCCTCGCGCAGGGTCATCGCGCGGACGATCTGATGCTCGGCGACGGTGATGCCGAAGATCGCGCCGGGGTCGCTCTTGAAGGTCTCGATGAACGCAACCGGCACGTCGAGCAGGGCCGCGAAGCTCCGCTTCAGCGGGTCGGCGAACGAGGCCGTCCTGAATCCGTGGTTGCGGGCGAGAATGTCGCCGACCGTGTTCTTGCCCGCGTACTTCTTGCCGTTGATGCCGATGAGCATGTCCTGGCCCATCACGCCTCCTCCTTGAGGGTTGCATACCGAGCGAGGAAGGTCCGCTCCGTCCGCTTCGGACTCCAGCCCACGATGCGCGCGGGCAGCGGTTCGACGTCCCGGTAGTAGGCCCAGTCGTCGGTGCCGTGCAGCAGGTCGCGGGCCTCGGTGACCAGCAGCCGGATGTCAGCTTCCTTGACCGGGCCGGGGAACGGGAACGTCACACCGAAGACCTCGCCGATGACGGCCTCGATCCTCTGCTCTGCTCCGCGATACGCCTGGCCCAGGCGCGGGTGGTTCTTCAGCGGCTTCGCCATGTCCTGGAGGTACGCCTCGGCCGCGTCGTGCAGCAGCGCGTCGAGCGCGAACTCCGGTGGGACGATCCGCGAGGCCAGGACGCAGTGCTGCCCGACCGAGTAGAAGTCCCGAAGATGTCCCGAGAACCGGCACTGGCAGGAGAGCGCGTGCGCGATGTCTTCGATGCAGACGTCCTCGGGCTGCAGGTCCAGCGGATCGACCATCCGGCCGCTGAACGTGTGGATGCGCGAGGGCATCCGCTCGAACTTCTGCTTGCTCAACGATTCCTCCTCCTGCTCATCTTCGCCACCCTGTTGGCGGCTCGGCGGCGCCTCATCAAGCGGGCGCCGTAGGGCGTGCGGAGACCCGGAATGCCCAGGTCCGGCTGCCCTTCCTCCCCTGGAACGTAGTGCAGCTTGCGGCCAGTGTAGTCGCGCCGCCGAGCGAGCGGTGGCTCCACAGCCAGCCGCTTGATCGTCTCGATGAAGCGCGCCCGGCCGAATGCCTCCTGCAGCAGCCGCGCCTCACGCTTCGTGCCAGGCCGAGCCTGACCCTTCGGGTGATGTCTCTTCACTGCCGAACCTCCAGGCCGTGGAATGCCACGAAGTCCAAGAACTCCTGGGGCAGCTTCGCGACTGGGTTGAGTGGCCACGTCTCCAGCCCCAGGTGTCGCCGCCACAGCATGTCACCCGCCCACTGGGTGTACTCGGCGGCTTTCGCCGTATCGGGCTTGAACTCATCGCCCTCTCCGAGCGGGATTCCCTGCTCGTCCATCTGACGACGGTGGTTGCCGGTGACGTCTGTGGAACGCCTCACGTGGTCGCGAGCGCCTCGATCGTAGTTGTCCGGGCGCTTTCGGTGTCCGTAGCCGACAAGGTCTACGGCCTCGGCCAGCGACTGGTGTACCTGTACGAGTCGGCGCTCCTTCTCGGCGGTGCTGCGCCCGTAGAGCGGATCAACCGCGCGCTTCGCCGCAAGCTTCTCCGCCTGGCAGGTCCGGCACTCATTCCGTCCGTCCACAATCGGCTCGCCGTGGACCTCGCAGATGCGCTCTACTTCGCCAGCCACCGCTTCAGCGTCTCCTGGTCGCGGACGATCTCCTCCAGCCGCGCTTCCTTGTCCATGAGGATCGCGTGGACGCGCTGCTCGATCGTGCCTTCGGTGATGACGTCGATGATCTCGGCGCCGTGCAGGTCGTTCATGCGGCCGTAGATGCGGTCCTCCGCCTGGCTGTTCTTGATCAGGCTGAATGAGCGCTGCAAGAACACCGAGGTGTGCGCGGCGGTCAAGGTCAGACCCTCGCCACCGGCGCCCAGCGTCAGCAGGATCGCCTTGAGCTTGCCCGCCTGAAACTCGTTGACTACCGTTGCGCGGTCGAGCGCCGAGACGCCGCCGTGGATGGCACCGATGTTGTATCCCGCCTTCACCAGGCGCGCGCTGCAGATGTCGAGGAGCTGCCGCGACTCCATGAACACGACGATCTGCTGGTCGCCGGTCTCGGCGATGATCTCTTCCAGGGCGTCGGCCTTGCACGACGGCTCCGACAGGATCAGCGGAGTCTGGTCTACGACCTCGATCTCGTGCCCGGCATAGGTCTGTGTCGCCCAGGACTCGGCCTGCTCGCGCGTCGGATGGGTCGGGGCGTTGATGAGCTGTCCGTTGACCTTGACGCCGAAGGCAGGCTCGCCCATGTCGCCGGAGCAGCTCGCGAACTGGAGCAGCCGGGTCATCTTCGTGAGCGGGTTCGTCGTCAGCAGCGTGCCGCTCTCCAGCTCGGCGACCATCTCCTTCCTGATCGCTTCGTAAGCGGTCTTCTGCTTGGCCGTCATCGTGACGGTGCGCGTGGTGTAGATCTTCGGCGGGAGCTGCGGAAGCACCTGCTGCTTGACCCGGCGCATCATGCGCGGGTCTACGATCTTGAACAGCTCGTCCTTCAGCTCCTCGCGGATGCCGATGACCTGCATGAAGCCAAACACGTTCCAGCTCTGCAGCGCATACCGCTCGATGAACTTCGTCTTCGCCGGGAACTCATGCGGCGCGATGAAGCGCATCAGGCTCCACAGGTCCTCCGGCCCGTTGGCGACCGGCGTGCCGGTCAGTGCAAACCTGTTCTCGGCCTGGTAGCCCATGAACCACAGCGCGCGGGTCTGCTTCGCCTTCGGGTCCTTCGCCCGGTGCGCCTCGTCCGCGACGACGGTCTTGAAGACGACGTCGTTCAGCGGGCCGGGCGTCTTCTCCTTGTCGGTGAGGTTGATCGAGCCGTATCCCGCCAGACGCGTGAGCGTCCGCAGCTTCTCGTAGTTGACGACGGCGACCTCGGCTTCGCCCGCGACGAGCGCGTCGATCTGCTTCTTGCGTGGTGCTGCGGTGTCGGCCAGCACGACGACCTCGCGGGCTGGCGCCCACTTGCGGAACTCCTCGGCCCAGGTGTACCGCATGCTGTTCGGGCAGACGACCAGCGCCGGGTACGCCGCGTTGCCGATCGCCTCCATCGCCGCGATCGTCTGGATGCTCTTGCCGAGGCCCATCTCGTCGGCGAGCAGAGCCTGCCGCGCCGTGGACAGGAACTTCGCACCGGCGCGCTGGAACGGGTGGAGCGCGGTCATGATCGCGAAGTCGGGAGCGTCGTCGGCGTCGCGCAGCGCCAGGCAGGGCTGGATGCGGGACTCGATCTCGGCGCGCGCCCAGGCATTCAGCTCGGGGCCGATCGCCAGCTCGCTGCCGAAGACGCCGCGCGCCTGCACGCAGGCTGCCCAGCTCAGCGGGCACCACCAGGCCTCGATCCCGGCGTCCCACTTGATGCCTGGGATGAGACCCACCTGCTGCCGCTCGCGATACTCGGTGTCGAAGACGATGCGGTCGCCCGCCCGTTCAGCTACTGCCACCTGCCACCTCCTCCTCGGCGGAGGATAGCAAACTCGACGGTTCGAGCAAGCCGTTCCTCACCATGTAGGTCACGAGGTGCCTGGTGGCATCTCGCGCGTGGTCCTTCCCCGGCGTGTACCAGCCGAGCCGCTTCAACTTCTCGTCGGTCACGAACGCCTTAGCGTCGGACGGCGACTGCACGACGAACGGGATGGTCTTCCGCAGCTCGCCGTCTTCGTTGTGCTGGTTCGAGTAGGTGTGCGCGAGCCAGCGCAGGGCGCCGATGATCTCGATGGCGGTGTTCGACCCGCCGCGCGTCGCCTGCACCGTCCGCGAGGAGATCGTGAACCGCTCCACGATCAGGACCTCCAGCTCGCCATCGTGCAGCTTCCCGTTGACGTACGTGACGGCGTCCATCGCGGACGGCTCCGCCCAGAAGTACGACTCGCCGGACTCGGTGTCGAACAGCGCGAAGCCGGTGGTCTCGCCCGGATCGACGGCCAGGAGCCTCACTCAGCCGTCCCGTCACAGTATCGGCAGAGCGGTCCGGCGTAGCCGTGAAGGTCGCGGCCGCACTGCGTGCAGCACGGATGAGCGCCGAACTCCGGCAGGTGCCGGGCGTCCGAGGAAAGCGGGCGGAATCCCCAAGCCGCGCGCTCCTGGTCCTCGGCGTTCAGCGGCGCGTGAACAACCGGGAAGGCCATCTCCCCGCGACAGCATCCGTCGCAGCCGTGGACGCCTTCGCCCTCGCGCCCGATCGAGGCGAGGTATTCCTGGTCATCCGGGTCTGGGTGACCGACGCCGTGCTTGCAGATGCGCTCCACGATCCGCCGATCGCCGCGCCAGTGGGTCGGCCAGTCCTTCATGTGGTGGTCGCTCGGGTGGTGGACGACGCATCCGCGTCCCTCGCACAGCTCAGGGTCGTGGACGTTCGTGATGACCTCGCCGGTGCCGGTCACCCAGACGCCAGCGAGCACCTCGTTGATCAGCGTCTCGACGTCGGACCGCCGGATGTAGGAGTACCAGCCGCTCCTCCCGTAGCCATCCTCGTCCGCCTTCGCCAGCTCCGCGCGCAGCCGGAGCGCCGCCTGGATGCTCATGGCGTCTCCTTCCGCAGGACTTCGATCATCACCGAGTCGGGCATTGCCATCACCGCGCAGTCCTTCGCATGTCCGGTCATCGCGAGCGCGCGCCCGAACGACTCCAGGGCGTGTCGGATGTCCTCTTCGTCCAGATGCGCCTCCGAGAACTTGGCGATGACGATGTCGCCCGGCTGCAGCCGGAGAATCTCGACGCTCGGAAACTCGTCCGGCACGATGCTGATGCGGACGTCCTCCGGGTTGAGGACCGCGCGGAACTCCGGGCAGCCGGAGTCGTGCCCGTCCAGGTCCGTGTTGCGGAAGTCCGAACAGGTGCAGTCGGTCATGCCGCCTCCTTCTCCAGCCACGGCGCCGGGGCCGTGGGAATATATGCCGGGTAGTCGTCCCGGTAGTGCTCGCCCCAGCGCGAGACGATGTCGCTGTCGATCTCCAGGGTCACGCCGGGCCAGTCGTCGCGGTCGGGCATGATCCGCTCCACGATGTCGCGGGCCGCAGCCGCGTGCTCGTTCGGCACCTCGAAGATCAGCTCGTCGTGGACCGAGAGCCGGAAGAACTCGCCCAGCTCGCCGCAGAGCTGGACCATCTTCTTCTTCATCGTCACGGCGCAACCGCCCTGGATGCGGTAGTTGACGCCGACGTACGCCTTCTGCAGCTCGACCGGCAGGCGCCTTCCGTCCT